CATGTTTCTTCATCTTCACCCGTTAATAATTCCACCGGAACTTTCATTTCGGCTGCCACTTTACTTCTTGCCTGACTTACAGTTTTTTCTTTGGCAAGTCCTTCTAACTGTTTCTGAAGATCTGCAATCTGCTCTGCAGTCTTTTCAGCTTCCGTTTTTGAGCTATTCTTCAATACCTCGTACTTACCTGCTTTTTCCTTCAGGTCTTCATAATCTGCGTATTTCTGTTTTTCTCTTGCGAGACGTCCCTCGATAATTGCATCCACGTCAGCCTGAGTAAATTTCTTTTCTTCTGTTCCTGCTCCTGCAGTGCCATTTTCATTAATATCTGCCATTTCTCTGTTTCCCTTCTGTTAAGTATTTTTCCATGTTTCAGGCACATGTTGCCATTAAAAAAGCAGCTTCACTGAAGCCACTTGAATAATCACCATATTCATTTTTTACAATCAATCGCATCGCCTCCTAACGCTCCGGGCGTTCCCTGCCGGTGGAAGATATTGGATCACCGCCTTTCTACCCTGTTCTTTTTCCTTGTTTCTTCATAGTCAACACCTTCTTTCTTATAACAAAAAGAACACCCATCGTCTGACAGGTGCTCTTATTATCAATTCTATTCTTCCATGAGAAGTTTTTTCATATCATCATTAGAATCATGCAACATCTCTGTGATCTGGAACAAAGTATCCTGCACAGCGTGTTCAGGAAGTCCCCTGATTTCCACAGGTCCTTCCGCCAACAACATTTCCAGAACATCGGCAATAGCTGTGGCACGTTCATACTTAAAAGCAATTTCTGATAACTCAAACATCATAACGTTCTGCTCTGCCATCTTACATTACCTCCATCTTCATCTGCGCATTACTGTCCTGTACCTGCTCTAATAAAACGTAAGGTAATTCATAGGCATCGATGATATCAATCGCCTTTTCGCACTGACTTCTCTTGATTGCTTTATATGTAGTTACTCCAAACTGACGCTTCAGTTCCCGATAAATGTCACTATATACCTTTGTCCGAAGAGATTTATCATGATAGGCACTGCTATCTTTTCCGCCCAGGCAGTGAACTCCCTTTTTCTTCGCTGCTGCCGTAATACGATCAATCTCGATTCCTAAAATCGGCAGATCCTGTTTAAAATCCTGTAACTCCTGACTGACATGATCCACTTTACTCTCAACCTGCTGGATTTTATGATCATGCATGATAATCGCCTGAAGCTCCGGTGACATGGTATTCAGTTCAATGCTGGTTCTTTTATATCTCTTTTCGACTTCAATGAAATATCTACGAACCTGCTTGCCTTTTTCATTACGCTCAAGCATTGCCATTTCTTTGGCAGTATCAAGTTTGATGATGTATTCGATTATAGTAGCATTATTGGCTTCCATTTTTTTATGGAAGCGGTGAAAGTCCTCATTTTCCAAGGCATC